GCGTTCTGTAGGCAGGGGTGCCATTGATCAAACTTGGTTGGTTTGGGATCTTTTTTGTCCATCCCAAACAGAACATACCGGTTAAAAAACGGCATTTCTTTTGGACTCCAATTATAACCGGGAGACGCGGTGTAATCAATCGGGGCAATGCCCAATCGAGGTTCGCCAAAGACGGCTTGTTCGGGTGAAAGAAGATGATATTCCCCTCCAGGGATAGGAGGGAGATCATCTGGATCAAACACCATGTCAAACAAATCTTCGGGAATGTGCTTAAATGGGGGGGCAACTTTGTACGCGTTTGCACGCGGATGCAACATAGCCTCCTCGAAGGGGAAATCGGCTGGAAGCATACCAGCCTTGGTCCATTGTTCGTGGACTTCACTCGCCTTACGATCGTACATAACGGTAGGGATCGTAGTAGGGTGAGTGGGGTAAATTTCATCGTTTTGTAGATAAAACGACAAAGGTGATGGCGCAATAGGGTTCTTGCCACCACTAGAGTGTCCATGTTCTAGGACACCAATCGGTGAGGTTTGGTTCTTAGGGGGAACGCAATCCAGGGTTTTAATCGCGAGATGGGGGATAATTTCAATAGTGTGGGGTAAACCACAATGTTTATTAAACATTTCCAACGTCATCAAAGCGTCAAACGCAGTGGTATGCGCACCTCCAGCATGCAAACCCATCAATTTTCTCGCCCAAATATTGGCGAGTGTCATAACAGGGCCTCCAGAGGCTCCATTCGTAGTTCTCGCTTCGTATTTAAGGTACAAAGCGTCCTTATCTTCTTCAAAAATTCCATCCATCACCACAATATCACCACGCGGGGCTGATACGGTAATTCGTTCTCCATGGGGATCACGAAACAACATCGTAATCTCCTCCACGCCATATTCCATCATGTTAAGTAAGTCAGCATCTGTAATGAGGTGGTTAGAAATATCCGCGTGTAAGTGGATGTGTTTGCCAAAGTCGGCAAACGTAATCTCAGTGTCAGGCACATGGATAAATCGAGGGACGGGGCAACGAAGGGTTAAATTCTTCGCCACTCCATTCAGAGCATAAGTCTGGGTGAGACCAATCTCCATCTTGCATTTTTCCATTTTGCGGGCAACGTGCCCGCAAACCACAGCGTATTGTCCTTTAATAAACAACACCTGTCCAAAACTCAC